TCATAATCGCAGACCTATGCTCTTTACCATTGCTCAGCGTATATGTCTTAACACCGCAGCAGCGTAGCCCATAGTCGTCACTGGAAACTTGAGCCGCTTCGTTTAGTCGCTGGCGCAGCGCAGCGGTTAGTTGCCGATCTACTTCCCACGCATCCGACAGGGCTACGAGCTGCGGTGCAATTGCGGCGAGAGACTCATCAGCGATTGATTAAGCGAACGCGCCGTCTTATACGCGCCTTCTGCACAAAGCTGATTTCCACCAGTTCTCCCTGTGCCTTGCGAAACTCCATCTCAGCCATTCGTGCCAGATAATGCTCGCGATGCGCTCGTGCCTTCTGAAAGTCTGGAGTCTTCCCTTGAACAGGATCAGCGGGCGGCGGCGCAGCCATGTTAGTCGGCTCAGATTGGGCTGTGACGTGGCTGTAGACATCGCGCTGAAGCCGCTCCTATTGGTGGCGAGCGGCGACGGCAGCCTTGCTCGGGTCCGCGGTATTGCGGATCAACGCTTCGGTGGCCAATACGTCGACCTGCTTGCCATTGGGTGACAGAACCAGGCGGCCATTCTCTTTCAGCCAGGTTATGTAGTTCGGTGATCGGCCGGTGTGCACAGCGAAGGCGCTCTTTGACATGTACATGACTGCGTTCACAAGCCCTCCTTTTCAGCGCTTTTCAATGAATCCTTTCAAGATTTCAGTGGATTGAAATTTCAGTAAGCTGGCGGGCCTCCCACTAACACGATCCCGCGGGTTTCCGACCCCGTACCCTTCGAAAGTCCCCAGGGGCCCCGGCGGTTTTCTGCCCGGCCCGGTGGGTCGAGCCGGCATCCGAGTGCCATGCTCTGCCCCCATCCCGTTGGAAAGACGGACATCCCTGCGAAGGTTTCAGCTAGAGATAATCCGCGAGTTCGATAACCCGTGTAGGGGGCGGCCGTCGGGGAGAACCTAGAAAAACTGCCTCTCACTGCCCTGCCCCCTAGGTGCGGTCGGTCGATGCCGACTCGGAAACGCCCAATCGTTTGGCGACCCAGCGTTCGTAAAGGCCGATGGCGACATCCGCGCCCGCCATTGCGGTCAGGCAACCCAGGGCGCCCGCCGTCCAGATCGACAGGCCCGCGCCGAACAGCAACATCATCGCTGACACGCCGCAGACGATGCAGGCGCCGGAGCGAAGTGCGAGGCGGCGCAGTAACGCCCAGCCTCGCGCCCCGTCCTTGTCGGCGCGCCACATCTCGCCAGACACACCGCCAACCAGGGATAAGGCAATCACCAACCAGAGCGGCATCTCTGCCAGTGCCTGTTGCTCATTCGTCATTGCCCTGCCCCTTAAACAAAAAGACCCGGCGCAACGGCCGGGTCAGGTGGTGGATGGCCTGCCGCGCTTTGCGGTCGCACCCATCGAAGATGGCCTCTTTCTACAGGTCGATTCTGGTGGCAGCAAGACCGTTTTAATGCCATCCGGTGAATGTGTGGGTGACGCCCGGTGAACGGCTGGCGAATGTCGATGAATATCTATCCCGGCTGTCTTTTGCTTTTCTGGCGTCCCATGCGTCCCACCTCTCTAAAACAAGGTGGGACGTCTGAAAGTCCCGTAGATTGAGGCTTTGCCCCACCGTCCTACTTTTATCTCTCTTTTCTCGTGTATAGAGAGAATATTTAAAAACACGCGTGCGCGTGAACACGCGCATTGATGCCCGCTACGCATACACGGGCGGGAGGTATGAAAAAGGTGGGACGGTGGGACAGCCCAACAACGACAGGGCCTGCGCCCGTCCCACCACCGCAAAAAGCAGTGGGACGGAGGCAGGCCAGTGGGACGGCGTGAGCAAGAGTAATGCCCACGATCAAGCCGCTTCCCCAAGCAGGAAGTGCTCGACCACGATGTGAGCGTCATGCAGACGCTGGTAATAGAGGTTGCGTGTGCAGCCACTCTCGGCCAGACGCGCAGTCAAGGGCGCATCAGACTTGAAGTAATGCACCTGGATCACCGACATCAACTCGGGATCGAGGCGTTTCTTGACGATGCGCTCGATGTCCAGTGAGGCTTCCAGCGGCACCCTGCTCCCGCGCCTGCCGCGCAAGATCTGGCCACCGCTCTCCATCATCATCGCAACCATGTTGCCGCCCGAGTAACCAGCGGCCACCTCATCGCTGTGCAGTTCCTGTGCCCATTGCTTGAGGGCCATGTCGATCGCTTTAATCATCGAAGCACGGCTCCTCAAACTCAGGTTGTTCCAGCGCTGGCGCCCTGCCCCAACCCTCCGGCTTTTTGTACGCCCACGGCCGCTGGCCGCTCTTGCTCAGGGCGCTCAAACGAAACCGTCGCCACCCCAGTCGATGCAGAATCGCACCCACACGCATCTGCTCGGGTTTGCCCCAATGACCGGGATCGAGCTTGAGCGCCTGACTCATCACCTCACTGCCGGTGGTGGTCTCGCCGATCTGCGATTCTTCGAGCCAGGTCAGGATTGGGGTTTCCCATTCGTCCACCACAAAACGTTCGTCCTGTTCCTCGCTGAACATCGGCGCTTCCTCTCGCGTGACCCACCAGAGATCGCCGGCCTCAAAGCAGAACATCGCTTCAGCCCAGAGTTGGTCGCGGATCTCGCGCAGCAACGCCACGTCGACCTTGGTGCAGGCCACCGGCCAATAACGTCGGTTGCCGGTGGCGTCCTTGAGGTACTCGTCCTGGTTGGTGGTACCGACGAACACACACTGGCGTGGCACGTCCAGGGTTCTGCGGCCGTAGCTTTCGCGGTAAGTGTCGGTGGACGCCGAGAAGAACTGTTTGGCCTTGGTGCTTTCGGCCTTGTTGAAGCTGTCCAGCTCACCGAGCTCGACAATCCACTTGCCGCGAATCGCCTGAAAGCCGTCCTTGTCACCGAGAGCAAACGGGGTGTCCATGAACCACTCGCCGCCGAGCACGCTCATGGCGGTCGACTTACCAGCACCTTGTACGCCTTCGAGGATCATCACAGAGTCCGCCTTGCAGCCGGGCTTCATCACTCGCGCTACGGCCGAGATCATCCAGCGCTTGCCGACCTTAGATGTGTAATCCGTTGTCTTCACCCCCATAACATCCGTCAGCCAACGTTCCAGGCGCGGCACGCGATCCCATTCAAGTTTTCTCAGGTACTCGCGCACCGGGTGAAAGGCGTGATCATGGGCCACTACGCTGACGGCCTCGATCACGTGCGACGACTTCACACGCAGGTTGTACTGCTGCGCGAGCCACTTCATGACGCGCACATCGTCAATATCGGCCCATTCGCCGGTACCGCCGCCATAGGGCGCCGTACGCAGTTTGACGATCTTAGAACTGAAGGCGCAGTAGCTGATCACCCCGGCCCAGCGTTCGTCGTGGGCGAGGATCAATTCGACGTTTTGCATGTGCGCAATCAGGGCGCCGCTCTCGCTGCGGGCGAGTTGATCCTTCCAACCACCAGCAGCGGGTGGGCGCACCACAGCGAGGACTTGTCGACGCACTGCGTCGAGACCTTCGGCGACGTGCAGGTCGTTGAAGTCAGTCCACTTGTCGTGGCGCTCGACCGAGAAAATCGGCGCAACAACCTGGGCACCGACGATCAGCGCAGCGTTGCTGGCCTTCTCTTCGCCCGGGTTCCAGGCATCGCCGTTGGGCTTGGTGGTTTTCCAGTCGTCATCGCGACAAATGATCAGCGGGCAACCGGCGAAGCGTTCGCGCATGACCTTGCACACGGCCAGCAGGTTGCCCGCATCGAAGGCCACCGCTACGGCAAGCGACGTCGCCATGTGCAGGCTGGCGCCGGTGGCGTAACCCTCACAGACCAATACCGGTTCACCCGGTACCGGATGCGGGCCGAGCAGGTGAAAGGTGCCCTCCTTCGCCATCCCGTAAGGCCAGTAGGATTTGTCGCGGCCGGTGTCCTCTTGCTTGTTCGGGAAGATCACCTGCAGGCCCATGATTTGGTCACGGGCGTTCTTCATCGGCACCAGTACTGCACCAGTGCGTGGCGCATAACGTACGTTGATGCCAACGATCTGCTTGCGATCCAGGTAGTCGCTGCGTCCGGTGGTCGGCATGCGCTCGAACAAACCCTGCGCTCTTTTCGCGGCCCGCCGCGCAGCGTTACTCGCGATTTCGGCAGCGCGGCGCTTGGCTTCTTCTTGGCGAGCGCGCATTACTTCGCGCTCTTCCGGCGACATGCGACCGGCCTTGACCTTGATCTTCTGTGTCTCGCCCGAACGCCAGTCACCGAAGGCGCCGAAAATCAACGTCTCGCCCTTCTCTGTGCGCTGCTCGTGAACCACGTACCAGCCGTTCTTTTCCTTGCCCTTGTCCTGCGATGTCTTGCAGCGGGTCAGCTTGCCGAACACCAACGGTTGCGTTGGCTCCAGACCGTAATCGGCGAATTGCCCCAACACCTCATCGAGCATGCTGAATCCCTCGCTCAGTTAGGGACTGGCAGCTGATGCACTGCGAGCAGCCCGGCGAGGCCAAGCGACGTGGTTCCGGAATCGGATCGTCACAAGCTTCACAGAACAGCAAGGAATGAGCAGCGCTTTCTGCCTTGGCAGCGCTGCGCGCAGCCATGGCCTGATCGATGCGTTCCTGCACCAGATCATTGGCGAAATCGGCGATGTCAGCCACGGTCAGCACCTCGCGTCGTCTGGTTGACGTAGGTGGCGCGGTTGAACAAACCCAGCAGCCCTTGAATACCCCGGAACACCTGCAGACGAATCGCAGCGAGTTCCCGATCTGTTACCACACCGTCACCGATACTCTTGGCCCAGGTCTCCGCCAGATCGGCGACCTGGCGGAAGTATTCGGCGATACCCGTGGTCAGGGTCTCTGGCATGTCGTTGGTGTAGGTGTCGGCCAGTTCCTGCCAGATCGTGTCGCCGACCAGCGCATGCACCGCATCAAGAATGCGGCGATCCTTGGTCAGTTCGAGGATCTCGCCGAACTCCTGAATGTTGATGGAGTGGCTCGGATGGGTCGGCGACAGTTTGTGCTGCAGCGTGGTCGGGTTGCGACCGGTCGTGGCAGCGATGGCAGCAGCACCGCCCGGGTAATCGCGAGCGGCGTGGTACAGCGCTAAATCGAGCGGCAGGATTTCCCGCTGCGCCCGTTCCAGTGAACTGAGAGCAATTCGGCTCATGGCATTAATCCTAAAAGTTGCCAGTGCCGCGCGACAGAAGTTGGTGATACATTTGCCGCGTGGCTTGGTATGGCCCAAACGCCGGTTCCCTTCGCGGGGGTCGACCGGCACCGTGCCGGGGCGAACAATCCGTTGTTCACCCCTGGCGCAACAGCTGCCAGCTCTGTGGTAAGAACGGCAGCAATACCAAGGCTTCCGAGCCTTGGAAAACGCAATGAAGGTCGGCGGCATGTGGTGTGCTCGCCTTCCGACATCGCGCCCCGGCAGCATTGTGGTGATGCTGCCGGAAGAAACTGGGCGACCCTTGGGTCGCCTTTTTTCTATGCGGCTTGGGACTCTTCCATTTCCGGAGGAAATACGTCATCAAGACTGCACGGCGCTCCTAACTTATTGAGCGCTCTGACTATGGCTCTGCACTCCGTAAGCCCCGCGATTCGACGTCCTGCTTCGTAATTGCTTATACGTGCCTGAGTCCATCCAAGAGCTACAACGAGTTCCTTTTGCTTGATCCCAGCTTTCTCTCGATGTTCAGCGATCAGATTCATGATGCCCTCCAATTAGCCGGAGCCATCTTAATCACGAATCGCAGACATTTCAACACGCAAAGTGATGATAAATAATTTCAGAGCGTGGTAAAAAAAGCACATGAACACACTCGGCGAACGTATTAAGCAATACCGCAAAGCCAAGGGCATGAGCCAACAAGCCCTTGCTTTCGCTTGCGGTTGGGAATCCCAGTCTCGGATAGGCAATTACGAGAAAGGGGCTCGTCAGCCCAATCTCCACGACTTGCAAAAGATAGCGACAGCACTGGGAGTATCTTTTCCAGACTTGGTAGCAGGAAAAAATCGTTCCGACGTTGAGTCGTACTCAGACGCCATTCAAGGTCGGATTCGGTCTGAAGACCGTCTTGTGAGGGACTACGGAAGATCGAAAGACAAAGACCAACCTGTTAGCAGCCTTGTTGGCTGGGCTAAGGATGGAAAGGTGCCTGTGCTATCAAACGCGCAGCTTGGGAATGAGGGCTTCTTCGACACGGTAGAACCGCCACCAGGGCAAGGTGAAGGCTACCTAAACATACATAGCGATGACCCAGATGCCTATGGCATAAGAGTCATGGGCGATAGCCTGATGCCCCGCATAAAAAATGGCGAGTTCGTTCTTATAGAGCCGAACAAACGCTTCAGTAGCGGTGACGAGGTCATAGTTCGAACGTCCTGCGGCAAAGCGATGATCAAAGAGTTTATTTATCTCCGAGACGGAATGTACCGGTTGGATAGCGTCAATACCGATCAAGAAACTCTTCACATTGCAGAACAAGAGGTGGAGGAAATCCATCTCGTAGGCGGAATATTGAAGTCATCACGCTTCCTACACAGTGCCGCGCTATTTTAATCACATTATGTGTTGACACAAACAAGCACAGTACGTGATATTTGCCTCACTCTTTACCACAGAGCGAGGCAATACCAATGCGTACCACCGCAACCTTGCATGTCCATCCGGCATGCGTCAGCAATCGCAAACTGATCGAACAGCTGCAGCTCGCCACCGGCTGTCTGGTCGTCATTCATAACAGCAAACCCAAGCTTGTTGCCAAGTCCTGCCAGCCCTCTCCTATCGATCCAAACGGTGGAGGGCACACGGCATGATCAAGTACAAGATCGACAACCGCACCCTGCAGTTGCTCAACGCCCAGGTCAACCTGACCGAGACCTTCAACCATGTCCTGCGCACAGCACCGAAGCGTGAATGCCTGGCATTCCGTCTCAAGTCTGAGCGCGGAACAGTGGAAAGCACTTTTGTCGTCGAGCTGGGCAGCGAACGCCACACGCTGACCCTGCCAAACGACAAGAAGATGCACCTCAAACTGGCCGATTTCATCGAAGAGATTGCCAACGGTCCGTTCGACGCGAGCAACTCCAGCGACCTGGAGCATCAAGCGCATGCCGATCGTCAATACGGCCGTTTTGAGGTTCAGGACAAGCAGCGCTTGTTCGAACTGGTGCACACCGGCGGCGTGCTGAGCCTCGACATGGGTTTCGAATTTC